GCTCTGGCAATTTCTCGGCTGCGCTCACTCTGGCTGCTCCAATTCACGTGTCAGCGCGCCCTTGTCCAGCGCCCCGACATTGACGTAGTTCTTTCGTCCCGTCGCCGAAGTCTGTACGTCAACGTATTGGCCTGTGACCATGTTCAGTACCCGCAGGCACGACGCACCCTTGTGCGACCACAGTCGAGTTACGCGCTGGTGTTCAAAGTCGAAGCCGTAGGGGGTATTCACTCTGACTGCTCCGGTGTGCTTGGCGAATTGAGTTCATCCGCAACCTTCTGCGCAGACTCGCGCGAGTCAAACCATACGATGCGACCGGCGCCATTGCGATCAAGGTCTTGCTGTATGCCACGGTGACGACGGACAACTAGCGTCGTGTGCGGCCCGCTTGATTCGACTTGCCACTCCATCACTCCATCTCCCCACTATCGAAGCCCCATGAGCGCATGAGTTCGGATGCTCGCTCAATCACCATTCGCGGTATCGAGTATTCGATAAGAGCCTGCATCAGCGCATGAGCAGCAGCCGCGTCGTGCACTAGCATCTCTGCCTGCCGAAGCTCCACAGCATCCTCGTCCACGCAATAACCGCTGGCGTGCACGCAGCCGTCTTGCATCTCAGTCCTAAGCTTCATCGCCGGCTCCTTGCAGGTGGGATTGGATGCGCTTTATCGCTTCGGCGTAATGGCGCGGACCGAGGTAGCGCGACACATCCAACAGCAGCGCATTCGCCGCAGCGAGGCGGTTTCCAAGCCGTTCCGCCTGCTCGTCAGAGCGCTGGAATGCCTCGGTCACCTCCCCAAGCCTGATAACCAGTGGCTCGACACCCTCGGCTATTTCGGTCAGGCGGTGGAGTTCGGCGCGGATGGTTTGCCAGTCCTCAATAGCTATATCGGCCCATTCGGACTCGGTATCAGCAATTATCTGGACGCGTCCAAGCGCATCCTGTATTACCTGAGGCAGGGTCATGCCTGCGACTCTCCCGGCGACGGGGCGGCGGCGCTCAACAGATTTCTCCGCTTCTCGGCATCCAGTGTGCTCATGCCGCGAGAAATCAGCATGGCCTGGATGTAGCCAAGCCACCGGCAAGCCTTTGTCGGGCTCTCGATGGAACGCGACGCCAGTTGCTCAGTCATCCATCGCAGGTGCGCCAAGCCTTTTCCCTCATCGTCTCGAGTAGCTGGCACGTTGGCGAGCAGTCCCGACTGATTCATCATGGCTTCGGCGCACCGTGCAGCGCGATTGACCCACCCATCCGGCACTGCGCGAGGCTGGACTGCTAGATGATTTCCAAGCAAGTAAATCAGCTCATCGCGCGTCAGAGTAAAGTTGTGCGTCATTTTTGACATCAACAGCTCTTTGCGTAGCGTGGTAACCCAACTCGGTTCTACCGTCTCATCCTGCGCCACTGGCTCGGCAGTGGGTGGGTGTTTGGCGAAATGTTCCTTGATGCGCAGACCTGCGCGAGTGTAAGCATCGCCCACATCCACCTGCGCCGCATGTGCTGGCGGGTGGTTGGCGGCGTGTATTGCAGCAACGTACTTGTCACTCATGTGCCCGCCAAACTCAGTAGCTAAAGCCAGCGCATCAAACGTTTCCTGTATGTGATTTAGGATTCGCGGGAGATGCAAGCATCCACCTTCGGTGCGCGCCTGCTCGATTGTCATGCCAAGCTTTTCAATGATGCGATCCACGTCGTCGCATTCTTTATCCCATCCAATTCGTTCGATAGATGGCACCACACCATCCACCTTTCCGCGCTCGCCACTTGGCAACAGGTGGGCTACGGCAAGTAGGGCGGCGCGCATCGGTTCGCGCATGGAATCAACCGCGCCGTCGAGTAGAAATCTGTCAGCGGCGATGTACGCGCTACATGCTGAGTCCACCTGCTCATCACTCACCCCGCCAGATCGCGCCGGCTGGGGGTGGAACTGCGTGGATTCAAGAATCTTGGACATGCGCCCGATCATTTCCCACGCGTAGAAGTCGGACACTTTGCCGGCGTTCTGTTCGCACTCGCGTATCAGGCCGGCTATCTCGCCAAGGGCACCCGCCGCCCCGCCATCGCCCTCGGCGTCGAGGATCGAAAGGAGTTCAGCTCCGTGCGATTGCAAAAAGCTGACCGCAGCCCAGCCGGCCTGTTCATTGCTCTTATCCGTCAGCAGCGGCCCATTGACGGCTGCCACTGCCTTACGCAGACATTCGCGAAGGGCGGTCATGGCTGGGCCTGCTCTTTAACTGCGCGCAGCAAATCACCGAGGCGGAAACCAAGGTAGATTCGCTCGTCGCCGTAGTCGAAGCCAATTTCGACGAATCCGTTGCCCGAATCCGTTAGTTCGAGAAGTCCCGTATCGCAGCAGACTTCATCGCCGGATTCATCAGACTTGAACGACATTAGCTTGACTGGCATATAGCTCTGCACTGGGTTGTCCATCTCGTTGCTCATCCCTCAATCCTCTTCGTGGTGGTGGTCAAAACGGGATCGCCTCGACCCACTCAACGCAGCCGTCACGCTGCGCGCTTTCGGGTACTGGTTGCTTCCACTGCCTGCAGAAGCCATCCAGGAACTCCGCGCACAACGGGCACGGCGTCTGTACGGGTATCGACTGCAACGCCGCTATCGCTCGATCGCGCGTCGCTGGCGTCCACACTTGCTGACCATTCATAACCAACAATCTCCGGGTACTTGCCTGTTTCATCGACGCTGATCGCGATCGGGCTCGGAAGCTTCCACGCCAGCGGCAAGGCTTCCTCGACCGTGCGCGGCGGTGTTCCTTCGGCGCGGGCTTGCCACCAGCGAAGCGCTTTGGCGCGCGCCTGGCCGCCGTGTTCGATACAAACCCACTCGCTGATACGGCGCAGGCCGCACTGGTACGTCACGCGCAAGCTGGGCACTTTTCCGGGCTTGTCGTGGCGCGCATAACCGACGCTGTGCACCAGATGCTCAGTGATGACGCGCTCTTTATCAGTGGACAGCACGGGCGCGTCGACGGGCGTGTCGGAGTGGGCTGGATCCAAGCTCGCGAACGAATAGCCGCACTCGCACACTCGCACGCCGAACGCCAGCAACGCGTGGCACTGCGGGCACTCTTTCGCGCGGCCGGTTTCGACGCGGGCCTCGCCCTTCCTCTTTGGCTTGCTGACGCGAACGGTGTCGACGGGTCCAAATTCGAGCATGTTCCCAGCGAAGTCGAGGACTAGCGTGTTCTGCTTGCTGTCGTGAAGCCGGAAGCCGCGGCCAACCATCTGCACGTACAGGCCAGCGCTCTTTGTTGGCCGCAACATCACGACACAATCAATGTTCGGTGCATCGAAGCCAGTGGTGAACACGTTGACGTTCACCAGCGCGCGCAAACGCTGAGCCTGGAAGTCTGCGGTGAGTCGGTCGCGCTCGCCAGCCGGCGTACCGCCGTGGACGACAGCGGCGCCAATGCTGCGGCGATTCAGTGCATCAGCCACGTGCTGGGCGTGCTCGATACTCACGGCGAACACGATCCACGAATGACGGTCAACCGCATGCGCTGCCATTTCATCGCAGGCCGCCTCTACCAGCTCATGCTTGTCAACGGCAGCGGCTAGTTGCGACTCTACGTACTCGCCTCCGCTAATCTTGACGCCAGACAGGTCAGCGCGAGCGCTTCCGCCTCGGGTGATCAGCCGGCACAAATACCCATCGCCAATCAGGTCGGAGATATTCGCCTCGTAGGCTATGTCAGTGAAGATGTGCTCAGGACCGCAGACAGGGCCGACACCAAGACGGAAGGGTGTTGCGCTGTAGCCGATCACACGCAAATTCGGGCTGAACTGCTTTGCACCGGCGATCATGGTCCTGTAGAGGCCTTCGCCCTTGGTTGGCACAAGGTGAAACTCATCGAACAGAAGCAAGTCGAACTTGCCGAAGTTGTGCATGTTCTTGGCAACGCTCTGAACCTGCATGAACATGATTCGATTAAAGCGGTCGCGGCGATTCAGACTTGCCGAATAGATCCCGCAATCGGCATCTGGCAAAAGCTTGCGCAGCTTGTCGAAGTTCTGCGCAATCAGCTCTTTCTGGCCCGCTACGATCCCGACGCGCGCGCCCCATTGCTCAACAGCCTGGCGCGCCGTCTCAGCGATGATCAGGGACTTGCCTCCGGCCGTCGGTATCACGATCGCGGGGTTCCCCGCGCATGTGCGCATGTAGTCCCACGTCGCGTCTACGCTGGCAGATTGATAGGGACGCAGGATCACAGAAGCATCCCCATCGTCTGCGCGAACTCGTGCGGAAGCTTTGCCTTCTTGCGCATGTTGCAAGTCGGACACGCAATGCACAGATTGCTTGGCCAGTTGGAGCCGCCGCGGGCCAGCGGCATCACATGGTCAACGTGATAGGCGGCTCCGCATGGCCTTTTGCACCAAGCGCAACGCCACTTCTGACGATCACCGATGGCGAGGACGTCAGCGGCCGTGTGTTTTCCTGGAGCGTTGCGGCGGCGCGCCTTTTTGCTACGGCTCTGCACCGACGCTATGACATGATTTTCTGCACGCCAGCGGCGCATATACTGCCGCTTGCGTTCGGCCTTCTCTTCGCTACGCTTCTCTTTGCGCGCTGCTATTTCATCCGCGTTCGCCAAAAGCACTGCGCTTTTTTCTGCGGCAATTCTCTCGGCGCGAACACGATAGCGCGCGTTTTCTTGCGCGCGAACAGCGTCATTACGTGGGCGTTTAGCGCAAAGCCCCGCCGCGCGGTATGCGCGTGCATAAGCTCGCGCTCCATCTGGATTAGCTTCCCGCTGAGCCTTGGCCCTAGCCCTATCGCATGCAACACATGCGCGGCTTTTGGAATAGCGCACAGTGCCGTTGCACTTAGAGCATGGCGAACCAGTGACGGTAGACGCATCCATCACGCCGCCCGCCTCTGGCCCATCACCCGATGCCGATGCCCGCGCCCGCCGGTAATGCCGCGCTCTTTGCAGGCGGCGGCAAGGTCGGTTTCGATCTGGCGCCAGAGCGCGAGCTGATTGCCCCGGTCATACACGTCCACCAGGTCGACCAAGATCGCGTGCTCGATCGCCTCGACCGTAACAAAGCCGTTCGGGTCAAGGCACACGGCCAGCTTCACCCGTGCGCTGGCGACGGCTTCCGCGGCGCGCTCGGCGCATTCGCTGAGCGTAATGAGGCCGATGCGGCCGCAGGGGGTTTCGGTGGTCATGATTGGGGCTCGCGGGCGGCCAGTTCTAGAAGGAACGATCGAACCTGCCGCCATTCCTCGTTTCGGTAACTCCCTGCCGCGTAAATGCGAGGCTCCCGCAGATTGTGGCCGTCGCGTGCCAAGTAGTCCTTGCACCCTTGCTCGGTGAAACAGGCGGTCACAAACTCCCAGTGAAAGCACAAGGCAAGCCGGCGCCAGCCATTCGGCTCGGCTCCTTCCTCGGCAAAGGCGGCTTCTAGCTCAGCGCTCTCGCTGGCATCAGCCTCGCTGTTATCGTCATTCACCCACGCAATGCGGTTGTTGTCGTAATCAGGGTGGCCCACGGTTTCGCGCTTCTGCTGCACGATGAAGATCGGCTGGTCGGTGATCCGGTTGTCTTGCGTGGCGATCAGATGACCTATATGCGCCATCTGATCCGCCGGCTCACCATCCTTAATCTGCTCGCTCACGCCGCCACCCCCAAATCAGTTGTCTCAACAAACCGCCCCGCGAACGCGAGCCGGACCTTGTTCAATTCTTCGTCTCTTATTTCAGCGGGCGAAGCCGCCGCCAACTCCTTCGACTCAAACGACCCAGCCCCGCGCGGCCCGTTGCGAAACACGAAGCCATCAGCGGCCGTGTACTCGACCCAGCCCTCATCGGCTGACGCGTCGGTCGCCTCGCCCCAGCGCTTAAGCAGGGCAGGGATGTACAGGTGCCCATCGCAGCCCTTGCGCTGTGCGTCGAGCGGAATATCCGCCCAGTACTTCGCGCATGACCAGCGGCCGTCACCGTCTTTCTCGGGCGTGGCGTGCAGGCAGGTGCGGCAGGAGACGGCGGGCAACGCCGTGGTGTGACATTGCGCGTTCATCGCGCAGCCTTTGCACTTCCAGAACGCCGGATCGTCGGAAATCTTCGCCAGCGGCTCGGGCGAGAAGATCACTCGCTCGGCTTTTGCTTTCAGGCGCTCGGCTTCGGCGTCGTCGGCATTGGTGCGCACGCTGGTGATCGGCATGCGACCGCCAGGCGATGTGCACGTCAGATAGTGCCGCTCCATCGCGCCGTAGTGCATGTACAGGATCGCTTGCGCGTGGTACGTGCCGTTCCACTGCTTGAGCGCGTTCTTTTCGCCGTGCTTTTCTTTCAGCTTGGCGAGCTCGGCCGGGCCTTTCTCGCTGGCCTTGTTCTCCCACATATGCCACGCCTTGGGCGCCTGCAGGATGCCGCGTATCGCGCCGTCGATGTGCCCGCAGAAGTGGCCGCCGAGATCCTTGAATCCGAATTGCTCGCCGGTGGACGGATCGACCGTGTAAAGCTCTACGCCAGGAACCATGCGCAGCCGCGCGGCCATCAAGTCCTCGGTGCGGTGGCCGTCCTCGAAGTTCATCAGCGACTTCGCATCGAAGCCGCCGCCGGACGGGCCGCACCAGCGGAAGTTGCGCCATAGGAACGCCTCGCAATCCATGCCGATGGCCGACATGCCGAGATAGGCACGCGGCTTCTGCAAGTTGTTGACGTTCTGCACTGCGGCGCTGATGGCGTCGAGCGTCGGATCGCTGGCGGCTTGTGCGGGCAACATGACCATGACGTATCTCGAAAGGTTGCGGCGGGCTACTGAGGGGTAGCAGCCCGCCTTGTGGATTGGTGCCGGTGTTGGGTCTAGGCGGCCGGCAAAGCCAAGGAGTCGCGCTTCCGTGCGCTGGTGCCCAACTCACGCCATGAAACTTATGCGGCCGCGTTGCGCTGCCACGGCGGTGTGGTCGAGCCGGTGGCCTGATTCGCGGCGGGCTGCTGCGTCGGCTGACTCACCGCCGCGCCGTCGCCCTTCTTCCACGCCTTGATTTCGTTCGTGTCTTTCTTGTATTCGTGGACCTTGCCGCTCTTGCTCGTCTTGACCGTGCCGGCCGGAATGAACTCGACGCGGATCACCATTGGCTTGTAATGGAGCTGCTGGCTGTCGGTCGGATTGGCGACGCCGGTCGCTTCACGGATGGATGCCATCTGGCGGTTTGCGATCTCGACAGCGGCCGCGCTCGGGTTGTCCAGATTCAGGTTCGCCCACACCTTGCGACCCTTGTGCTCGCCGGCCGTGATCTCGTGCACCAATTCCAGGTATTGGCCGTTGTTGCCGTTGGTCGGTTTCATGTCGCTGTCGACGATGACGGCCGGGTATTCGCCGGTCGGGATGGGGCTGAAGTCGGTGGCGGCTTCGGCGTCCGGGTTGTACATGTTGGAGATGTTTGCCATTGCGGTGGTCCTCGTGGTTAAACGGATAGGTTGAAAGCGCGCAATTCAACGCGCCGGTTGATTAAGCCGCAGCCGCCACAGGCACCATTGCCTGCATCAGCGACGACCACGAAAGATCGATCGTGTCCTGCATGCCGTAGCGGTTTTTTGCGACGCACGCAGGGGTCTCGACAACGCGAAGCAAGCGGCGGCCGGTGGAAATACCTCGGGCTCGCGTCGTGAATCCGTTGGTGTCTTTCTTGATGGCTGTCTCGTGGTGAGCGAATCCGATCACGTCCCCCCACTCGCGCACCATTG